AAAGCATCCTAAGTGTGGTAGAAATAAAGCTAGTAAAGGCGGCTATCCAAAATGTGTACCAAAAAAGAAAGCAGCTGAAATGTCTGCATCAGAAAAGAAAAGCGCAGTTCAAAGAAAGAGAGCTGCTAATAATACTGGACCAAAACCAACCAATGTTAAAACTATGAAAAACGGTGGAGAGGTGAGGAGAATTGCTAGAGGTTGTGGTAAAGTAATGAGCAACAGAAGAAAAAGAACCAAATATTCATAATGGCATTATCAGGAACAACAGACTTTGAACCAAACGTAGCTGAATTCGTAGAGGAAGCATTTGAAAGATGCGGCCTAGAACTTAGAACTGGCTATGATTTAAAAACTGCAAGACGGTCTATTAATCTTATGCTTGCTGAATGGGCTAACCGTGGTCTTAATCAGTGGACAATAGAACAAGCAACACAAACAGTTACTGAAGGTCAAAACGATTACACATTAAATTCTAATGTTATTGATATATTAGATTGTTCAATCAGAAGAAACACTGATGGAACTGATTTAGATCTTCAGATGTCTAGAGTTAGCAGAAGTGAGTATTTAAATATACCAACCAAGTCTACCAAGTCTAGACCTTCTCAATTTTTTCTAGACAAGCTAACAACTCCTGTTTTAAAAATATGGCCAGCTCCAGAAAATTCAACTGATGTTTTAGTTTTTAACAAGCTAGTAAGGATGGATGACGCTGATGCCGGGACTAATACCATGGATATGCCTTTTAGATTTTATCCCTGTTTTGCAGCTGGACTTGCATATTACATTGCAATCAAGAAAGCTCCTGACAGAGTTGGCATGTTAAAACAAATGTACGAAGAAGAGTTTGAAAGAGCTCTATCACAGGACGAAGATCGAGCTTCATTTAGAATAGCTCCATACAGACAAGGGTACTAATATGGCATACGCTACAGGCAAGTATGCGATAGCACAATGCGATAGATGTGCTTTTGAATATCCTCTTAATCAATTAAAAAAAGAATGGAATGGTCTCAAGACTTGTCCAGAGTGTTGGGAACCTAAACATCCACAGCTAGAGCCACTTCCTCATGTAATGGATCCAGAAGCTTTATATGAGCCTAGGCCTAATACAGATAAAGAAGTAGGCGAAGGATATGTGGTGGTCATCTATACAAATATTTACGAACAACACTACATGAGCTCAGATATCATAGGAACAAATTTTCTAGTTCCTGAAATGACAGGTGCTGTTGGAGAGGTTACAATTACAACATCATGACGTTAGCTGAATTAAAAACTTTAATACAAGATTATGTACAAAATAGCGAAACTACTTTTGTTAATACTCTTGATGACATAATTAAAAATACAGAAGAAAGAATATTTGAACTTGTTCAGTTTGATTATTTTAGAAGAAACGTACAAGGATCTATGACTGCTGGTTCTAGGTTTTTAACAGCCCCGGATGATTTTGAATTATCTTTTTCTTTGTCTGTTATAGACAGCAATGGAGACTATCATTACCTTGACAAAAAGCATCCTAGCTTTATGCAGGAATATACACCAGATCCAACAGATTCATCAGCAAGAGGATTACCATTGTATTATGGTGACTTTGATAAAAATTTAAATACTGGATTACAAGAGTCAAGTTTAATTATTGCTCCAGTTCCAGATCAAAACTACACAACTGAATTACATTATTTATATAAACCTAATTCTTTGGTAACAGATACAAGTGGAACTTGGATATCAGAACATGCAAGAAATGGATTATTGTATGGCTGTTTAGTAGAGGCTTATACATTTATGAAAGGTGATCCTGATATGATGACCTTATACGAAAACAGATTTCAACAAGAAATGGCTAGGTTGAAAAACAAAGCTGAAGCAAGAGGAAGGAGAGACGAATACAGATACGATTCGCTTAGAACAACGGTTACATAAAGGAGAGAGAAAATGAAACCAATCAAGAAACTTGAAGGTAAGACTGTGGCTATTGTCGGAATGGGCAAGAGCTGGTTTGATTATAATTTAGCAAAATCACATGGCTCGCACTTTGATGAGGTTTGGGCTATCAATGCAGTGGCATCTGTTATTTACCATGACAGAGTCTTTATGATGGATCCAGCATCTAGATTTTTAGATAGCGATGATGCCGGGGGTCAAACTGATAGTATGGCTAAACTTCTTACTGAACATCAAGGTCCAATTTATACATGTGAATTAGATGATCGTTGTCCTGGCCTAGTTGAATATCCTATTGATGAAGTCTTAGCTGGATGCGGATCCCACTATCTAAACAATACTGTTGCTTATGCAGTAGCTTTTGCTTTATGGAATAAGGTCGGCAAAATTAAAATGTTTGGAATTGATTTTAGTTATAAAGGCAATTTGCATTTTGCTGAAGCAGGCAGAGCTTCTGTAGAGTTTTGGTTAAGCAAAGCTATGTTTAATGGTATTCAAGTTGAGGTTGCTTCTAGTAGCTATCTTCTTGATACAGCTGTTCCAGCTGATGAAAAGCTTTATGGCTATCATCGTTTAGATGATCCTTTGGTTGTTATTACAGATGAGAAAGGAGTTTTAATTGCTAAAAAAAGAAGTCAGCTACAACAATTTAAACAAGAACAAGCTCCTGTTTTAATAGACAGGAACGACAGTCACCTTAAAAAAAATAAAGTAGGAGAGCCAAAAAAATGGTAATGAGTTATAACGCTGGACCTGAGTTAGGAACAATTGAAGTACATACAACAGAAGAAGGAGGCCACCCAGTTGAATTTTGGTCTAACCTTTGTATAGAAAGAATTGTGCAAGTAAGTCAAGAAGCGCCAGAAGAAGTTCAAAATCAAGTAAAAGAGTACAAAGACAATATTCAAAAAGTTATTGAACAATATATGCAAAATGCTATAAAATCTGATAGGATTACAATTAATAATCAATTAGATAAAGCAGGTTTAAAAGAAGCCTCTGATTTAATTAGGAAACTATAATTATGGCAATTACATCAACACTTACAACAAGTTTTAAAGTTGAGCTTTTAAAAGGCAATCATGATTTCGATACTGGAGCTGATACTTTTAAACTGGCTTTGTATACTTCATCAGCAACTTTAGGTGCTACCACTACTTCGTTTACTACTACTGGAGAAGCATCTGGTACTAACTATACTTCAGGTGGAGCTGATCTAACAAATGTAACTCCAACAAGTTCTGGAACAACAGCTTTTACAGACTTTGCTGATTTAACTTTTGGTACAGCTACTATTACTGCTAGAGGTTGTATGATTTACAACAGCTCTGATGCAAATAAGTCAGTAGCAACAATTGACTTTGGTGGTGATAAAACATCTACCGCTGGAGACTTCACTATTGTATTCCCGGCAGCAGCAGCTTCTACAGCGATTATAAGAATCGCCTAGCCTTAAATGGCTTTTCTTAATGGTTGGGGTCGAGGCACTTGGGGTGAACTCGAGTGGGGCGAAGGCTCTATACCTGTTACTCTTACTGGCCTATCCGCAACATCAGCCTTAACAGCACCTGGAGTAAACGGACAAGCTGTCGCAGCAGTAGCTGGCATTACAGCCACACTAGGCGCAGTTTCAGTCACAATCAACGCAGATGCTAATGCTACTCCAGCAGGTTTAGAAAGCACCTCAGCACTAGGAACGCTAACAAGCGTTACTGGTATAGCAAACATATTCCCTACAGGATTAGAAGGCACTTCTGCTCTAGGTACAGTTACACCTCAAGCAGATGCAGATGTTTCGCTAGATGGAGCCAGCGCTACTCTAGGAAACGTTTCAGTATTGGTTGATGCAGAAGCAACAATTATTATTACAACAGGTGTAAGTGCAACAGGCTCTACAGGAGCTATTAGCACCATAACCGATAATAAGTTCCTTGCGCCTGGATTTGCTAATTTAAGAGCATCAGATCCGTTTGTTAATCCAACGGTAAATGCGGCATGTAATTTTACAATAATAGGCGTATCAGCTACAGGAGAATTAGGCCATGTATTTAAATGGCAAGATATTGATGAATCTCAGACGCCTAATTGGACAGACGTAGCTGCATAATTTAATATACAATAACCAATTTAAAATGGCATAATAAATGCTCAGAGGTAAGAAATGGCAACTTATGTAAATGATTTAAGACTCAAGGAAATCGCTACAGGTGATGAGTCAGGAACTTGGGGAACAAGTACCAACACCAATTTAGAACTTATAGCAGAAGCTTTTAGTTATGGAACTGAAGCATCCTTTGGTTCTGATGCAGACGCAACAACAACGATAGCAGACGGAGCAACCGATCCTGCTCGTAGTTTATATTTAAAAGTTACTTCAGGAGTATCTTTAACTGCAACAAGAACACTAACGATAGCTCCTAATACTGTATCAAAAGTTTGGATTATTGAAAACGCTACAACTGGCTCTCAATCAATCAACATCTCTCAAGGCTCAGGAGCAAATGTAACTGTACCTAATGGTGGAGTAAAAATTATTTATACAGATGGAGCAGGTGCGGGAGCAGCTGTTGTTGATGCTTTAACAGATTTGAGTGTAGCTGATTCTTTAACTTTACAAGGACCAACACTTACCATAGGTGATGCTACAGCCGAAGATACCAAAATAGTATTTGACGGTAATGCTCAAGACTATTATGTAGGCCTGGATGATAGTGCTGATGATTTAGTTATTGGTTTGGGATCAACAGTAGGTACAACCCCTGCCATATCCGTAGATGAAAACCAATTTGTCACTATGCCTAAAAAAGTTACAGCTTCTACTTCAGCTAATATTAGCCAAGTAGCTATTACCTCAAGCTCTAATGCAGTAGCTTGGGATGCACAAGCAGCAGCAAATGCCTATTATGCAACCACAGAAAACACCACTTTCTCAGCACCAACAAACGCTGTAGAAGGTGCAATCATTTCTGTAGAGATAGCACAAGGTGGCACAGCTTACACAGTGGCTTGGAACACAGTCTTTGAATTTGCAGCATCAACTGCACCAACTGTAACTGCTACAGCCAACAAAACTGACATCTTCAGCTTTAGATACAATGGCTCAGTTTGGCAGGAAATTGGTAGAGTTCAAAACCTAGCACAAACCTAATATGGAAACGCTACAGCGTACAGCAAACAGAGGAAGCATATCTACTGGGTATGATATTGATAACTCTGTAAAGCTAGAAGATGCTAACAGCGAGTGGTTTTATAACGCCAGTCCTACAGCAGGAAATAGACGAACTTACACATTTAGTTTTTGGATTAAAAGAACAGAAATAGGTGCTGTAAATGCAAGTGGTAATGCTTATGTAATTGGTGCAGGTCAACACGGAAGAATGTTTTTTGGCGGTGACTATTTTCAATATAGATTTGATGATGGACATGATTGTAGAAATGTAAGTGTACAATTTAGAGATACTAGTGCTTGGTATCATTTTGTTGTAGCGGTTGACACTAATCAATTATCATCTAGTAATAGAGTAAAACTTTATGTCAATGGAGAATCTTTAGCAGTTGATGACCACGATGGTGGTAGTTTCCCTGATTTAGCAGACCAAGGTGCTTTTTTTAGTACAAACTATTTGACGATAGGTACAGCACCTTTTGGTGGTACTTATAATGTAGGTGATGGTGATTACGACATGAGTGGTTATCTATCAGAGTTTTGTGCAATTGATGGACAACAGTTAGACCCAACAAGTTTTGGTGAATATGATGAAGATAGTGGTATTTGGAAGCCTATAGATGTAAGCGGTTTAGATTTTGGTAGTCAAGGATATTATTTAAATTTTAGTGATTCAGCTAACTTAGGCGATGATGCCAGTGGTAACAGTAATGACTTTACTGAAAATAACATCACATCCGCAGACCAAGCAACTGACACAGCTACTAATAATGGCTGTACTCTTAATGTTTTAGCATCTTTAGAAGGAAGCAACGACATAACAGAAGGAGCTTTGGTTAGTACAGGTGGTAGTGGTAGTTTTAACGGAACTTATGGAACAATCGGAATTGACCCATTTAACTCTACTGTAGATTGGTATTGGGAGATTGAAGCATCTAGCACAACCAATGGTTCTACAGATGATATTGGTATTGGTTGGATAAAAGAATCAAGAATTACAAGTGGCTCAACTGCTTACAATAATGTTTATGCAGATGGTATTTCAAGATATTCTTCACAAACAGCAACTGCAGCTGGAGATATTTGGGGTGTACTTTTAGAAACA